AGACGAGTTTGCTTCGCCTGGCATCTCACAAGCTAACACTATCGGTAACAAGTCGGTTGGTACTTCACCTGGTTCGACTTCTCAAACTACCGTTCTGGCTAACAGCAACATCTATAACTTTGCTGGTGGTGCAAACACTCAACAGCTCGAAGCACTTGGTTCGTCATCGAACGTGGCTTTTGCTGAAATGGCTTTCTCGATCGATAAGCAGACTGTTACTGCTAAATCGCGCGCTCTGAAAGCTGAATACACCATGGAACTCGCCCAAGACCTTAAAGCAGTTCATGGCCTCGACGCTGAGACTGAATTGGCTTCAATTCTGCAATCTGAAATCCTTGCTGAAATCAACCGTGAAGTTGTTCGTTCGATCAACATCACTGCTGTTCGTGGTGCCAACACTGGTACAACTACTCAAGGTATCTTCGACCTCGACACTGACTCAAACGGCCGTTGGTCGGTTGAAAAGTTCAAAGGTCTGATGTTCCAGATTGAACGTGAAGCTAACCAGATTGCTAAAGATACTCGTCGGGGTAAAGGTAACGTGATCATCTGCTCCTCTGACGTTGCTTCGGCTCTTCAGATGGCTGGTGTTCTTGACTACACTCCTGCTTTGAATTCAAACAATCTGCAGGTTGATGATACTGGTAACACCTTCGCTGGTGTGTTGAATGGTCGCTTCCGTGTTTACATCGACCCCTATACTTCCGGTAACTACATGACCGTTGGTTATAAAGGTGCCAACGTATTCGACGCTGGTCTCTTCTATTGCCCCTACGTTCCTCTACAGATGGTTCGTGCGGTTGGTCAAGATTCCTTCCAGCCGAAAATTGGCTTCAAGACTCGCTATGGTATCGTTCCTAACCCCTTCGCAAAAGGTGCAACCGCTGCTTCGGCAACTGCTGCTCTTGAAGAAGATACGAACGTTTACTATCGTCGTGTTTTGGTTACCAACCTGCTCTAATAACAAGCAGAAGAAACTACAAAATAAACTAAGGGGATCCGAAAGGATCCCCTTTTTTGTTGTTTAATTTACAATCTACAATATATAATTGATTATCCATTTTTATCAACATAATACTATTATACACGGTCTATAAAAATTGTCAACCTATTTTTTTTCTTGGAGTTTACACTTTTCAGTTGACATTTTCTAAGATCTCTGTTAAGATATAGTCTAGTGAATGCCCAGGTGATACGGAGAAAAAAGTTGCTCAACAGTGAAAAAAGTAGTTGACATTTCTTTGAAAAAAGAATATATTGAATATATAAGGTAAATGGAGAAACACAATGTACACGTTTGATGGCTCTATCGTTTCGGATCTACACAAAGATACCTACGGCTTTCGTCCCACCGCAGATTTCTGGGCAAACTGGAATGATTCTTCTGATGCTGACAAACAGCATATCTGGGATCACCTGTGTGAAGCTCACGATTATGCTATGGATCTTGAGGCTAACAGAACTATTGATGCAATCAATGCTTTCGAGATTGAAGTTGCAAACGCTCTTGATCTTGGGGCTTCTTCTCGAGATGTAGCAATTCGTTGGATCGTTGAGTCACTGAACTTGACTCAGTTTGATTTAATGTATGGTGGTAACTATATCTGCTTCCTCAAAGACTTGCCGCTGTCTATGGCGCAACTGTTCGAAAAATCTATTCGTCAACTTTCAAAAAATCTTATGGAGGAGCTTTTGTAATGCTGGAAACTATGACCGCAGGTGAACTGTGCTTTGGTATTCTTGAGTCGGAATTTCACCACCCATTAGTTAATGGTAAAGCTAATCGCGATAACATTGAAGATGCTATTACGATTGGAATGATGCAAAAGAAACTTGGATACGTAACGCAAGAGACTGTTGACATTGCTATTGCTTTGGTCAATGATCTACTGGCTGAATATTCACCACGGGAGGGTTTGCGTGACTAATATTACTGTTGCTCACTTCGAAAAGTGGCTTGGTAAACGTCGGATGTCTAAAGTCGGTCAGATGTGGTATGAGACTAGTGGCATCATGATCGTTCTAAAAGGTGGATTAACCAACGAAAAGTGGGATACGAACGGACGGTTTGTGGACACCAGCGAGTCCATCGGCGATATTAAGTCTGACTTACTTGAATTCTTTGATAATGTAGTAGAGGACCCCATAAAATGACAGTTGTTAACGTAGATGTAGATGTAGAACTTGATGATTTCGATGATCAAGACTTGATTGATGAACTAGAAAGTCGCGGATGGTTCGTTGGTCCTGAAAAAAAGTGGGAACCGCCATTTCAAGAGTTGACAAATGAAGAAATAGATGATATACTATCTAAGTATTCTTGGTCTATTCCTGGAACACTTGGTTTTTATATCTATGAGAAGTTGAGAAAGCGATGAACATCAAACACAGTCCAGTTTTTAACACTATGATCATCAGCGAACACTACTCTAATAAGGATAAGGTTCCTCTAGAATATGTTTGTACTTCTGCACCAAACAAACACGCCGATTATGCAGCAGACATCTTCTATCGTGAAACACCTCATCCTGAGTATGGCAACCGTTACCTTGGCGTCTATCGGAATGGTGACCATCAAGTTATGATCACAAACTGTGACATGATTGAGGATCTTACTTTCAGTATGGTCGAAGGTCTTGATGGTTGGGAATACTCCCAGCACCGTCATGACTATCGTCAAGTTGGTCGAACTGCTATTGATGGTGGTCGTTCATATACTAAGCTTGTAGGTGACGTACATGTTCCTGTCAAGACTATGAAGGTCAAAAACGGGCTATTTGAGGAAGTGATCAATGATTGACGTAGAAACTAGTGGCAAATACGCTAAGTTTATACTAAATGAGATTAAACCTAGAGCTGATAAGTTGCTGAAACCTATGGATGACTTCCTTCCAGCAACAGCAGCGTACTATATCTTCTTGCTAGAACAGCAAGGTCTAACATTTCGAAAACAAACTAGAGAAGCACTAGATTTTCTTATGGACCCGACAGATAAAAGTCCTAGTGCTATAACAATGAAGATTATTGATTCTATATTTTTATTGGGTAAAGCGGAGAAATGGGAGATGGAAAATGGAATATGAGGTAAGTACTCCACAACCGCTCTCAGATTGGGTCTGTTATCTCAGCGGCGATCCATCTAAACCTATGGGTTCGGTGACGTACAGACCGCCTAAAGATAGAGAACCAAAATGGTTCAATAGAAAAATGCAGGAATTCTTTTTTGGTGTAAGGTGGTATAAAAATGTTGAACAACTATGTAAGATATCGTAATTGGTGGTATGAATGGCAAGCGCCAGTTGACCTACACCACGAAGCTTTTAAAGAACACATTAACTCTATGAGTCTATATGAATTGATGGAGACACTTGAAAAATTCGATACAGACTACGAATATGTTGCTGAAGCTCAGGGTAGTTATGGATACAGCGAAGGTGTTGGAATGGGAGACATCAAGAAGTGACAATGCATCTGTTGCCGATATACTATACCACTACACAAAGCAAGAGAAAGACGAAGCCTTCTAAATCCGTTAGGCTTAAAGAAGCTGTAGAAAATCACGAGGCTTGGATCACCAAGATGACTCGTGGAAAGACTATTGATAAGAAGAATATCAATAAAGAATGGTTTGCCGAATATACGAACATGCTAAAGGCTCATAAAACTGAGTATAATAGTGCAGGTATGAACAGCGCAGATACACCAAAGCCCGAACCCAAAGTCTATACTGGCACTCGTCTCATTGGTATCGCCACGATGCACAAGTCAAATATGGTACCAGTCTTTAACACTCAGGATGCAGAAGATATTTCTAAGATGCGAAGGGGTTGACATTTTCCCCTCTTATAAATATAATAGTAAGAGGTAAATCATGGCCATAGACTTAACAACTACAATCAGTTCTTCTAACACTGGGATGCTTTCTACGCAACCTGGTGATGTGAACTTTCTATCGCCGCTTGGGTTTAGATTTAAACTAAAGCGTTCTCCAAATTTAAACTTCTTTGCGACTGACGCAAACATTCCATCTTTTGAAATCGGTTATGTTAATTTACCATCACCTTTTAAAAGGATTGAGTTTCCAGGCGATAAACCAACTTTTGGTGACTTTACTCTTACTTTTAAAGTCGATGAAAATCTTGCAAACTACTTAGAGATATACCTATGGATCATGAAACTCGGATTTCCTGAGAACTTTGATCAATACGCTTCGCTGAAGAACGCTGCTATCGGATCTGGCGAAGGGTCGGTGACTGATGGAACTCTAACTATTCTGAATAGCTCTATGGCTCCTACTACTGAAATACAATTCACTAATATGTTTCCGTATAGCTTAAGTGAAATAAACTTTACTACTGCTGATACAAGTCTTAGCTATGTTACGGCGAGAGTTGCATTCAAATTTAATATTATGAAGATTGTGTCTATCTGACACCTGTGAGGGTATAGTATGAAGCTGGATGAAATCCATGAGTTGTGGTCGCAAGACTGCAACATTAATCGTATTGAGCTTGGTGAAGAAGCTCTAAAGATCCCAAAATTACACAGTAAATACTTAAGGATGTTCTCCGATGAGAGGTTGATGCTGCGTAAACTTGAAGAAGATAAGAACACACTAAAGCTTCTCAAGATCGACTATTATCGTGGCGTCCTGCCTGAAGAAGATCTTCGTGCGAACGGGTGGCAGCCATTTCGTCTATCAGTATTAAAGTCTGATCTGTCATTGTATCTTGACGCAGACCAAGATGTTATTAAGATTAACCTAAGAATTTCTGTTCAACAAGAGAAAGTAGACACTCTTGAAGCGATAATTAAATCGATAAGCAACAGAGGTTATTTAATTAAGAGCGCTATTGATTTTGAAAAATTTAAAGTTGGTGGATAAAGTACATCTTCGTAAAATTAATGAGACATATCTTAAAGTAGAAGCTGAGTCTTCTGTTGTTCAAGAATTGTCTGATCAACTAACGTTTGAAGTTCCAGGTGCAAAGTTTATGCCATCTGTCCGCAATAAGTATTGGGATGGAAAGATTCGTCTACTCAACTCGTTAACCGCAGTAACATATGTTGGGTTAGTTGAAGAGATCAAGCAATTCTGTAAAGCCCGTGATTACGAATTTAGCATAGACGACAGTTTAAAGCCTGTTTATGGAACACGACTCAAAGCCGAAGACTATCTTAAGTTCATAGAGTCTATTGGTATGACTATGAAGCCGCGAGACTATCAAGTCGAAGCGTTCTGTAAAGCTATAGCTGACGAGCGCAGAGTCTTTGTTTCACCGACTGCGTCGGGTAAGTCTCTTATCATTTATCTAATCGCCAGATTCTATGGACTGAAGACCCTAATCATCGTTCCGACTACATCACTCGTAGCTCAACTTTCATCTGATTTTAAAGACTATGGGTATGACTCAGATAAGTACGTTCACCAGATCTATAGTGGACAAGAAAAGAATAACAATAAACCTATCACGATATCGACCTGGCAGTCGATCTATAAGCTTCCAGCTTCTTGGTTTGAAGAATATGACGTAGTGATAGGAGACGAAGCTCACCAGTTTAAAGCTAAGTCTCTCACTACGATCATGGAGAAGATGACTAAAACTGCTTTCAGGTTTGGATTCACTGGAACCC